TAGTTACATGCGGGCGTACGACCGCGCACTTCAGCAAATTTCCGGTGCAAAGAGACCTGAACCATGTGTTGCGTTTAAGAGGACCCAGTTTAACGATAAGACTAGGTTAGTGTGGGGTTACCCCTATGCCATGACCGCTCTGGAGGGTTTATTTGCACGTCCTTTAATTGAATGGCTAAAACAGGGCCATACTCCGATGGCTTTCGGTAAGTCAACTGGTGTATTAGGCTCGCAACTCAGAGTAGCTGGACGGCACTTTGAGTGGGCATACTCGACAGATGTTAGTTCGTTTGACTCGGCGGTCGGGCAACAGCTAATTAAGTGTGCCTTTAATATTCTGTCAACATGGTTTGATCTGGATGTAGTCGAACCCACTTCTGGTCATAAGTACAGAGAAATTTGGAACATGATCGTCGACTACTTTATTCACACACCAATTGTTATGCCTGATGGTAACATCTATAAAGGTAAACAACATGGTGTGCCCTCTGGTTCATACTTCACACAAGCTATTGATAGCGTGGTCAATACTATTCTTGTGGGTGCAATTTCAGCACACTTCAGTCTCCATGTGAGTAAGGAGAACGTTTTCGTTCTTGGGGATGATATACTCTTTTGGTCGAACAGAAGTGTAAGTCTGGAGCATGTTACGAAGTATGCCAGCACAGTATTTGGCATGACCTTTAACGCGGATAAGTCAGCTAAGTTCCGTTATGATGAGACTATTCATTATCTCGGACGTAATTGGGATAGGGGAGTTCCAACTTTAGATGACGATGAGATACTGAAGCGTATGTCTCAGCCTGAGACCTTTAGGAAGTACGATAAGGTTGAACAGAAGCGTGAGAGGGAGGTCAGGATGTTAATCCTGTCGTACGTAGCCGTTTATCGTAGTGCGTACCATATTTATCTCCGTTGTATGAATTGGCCTCGCCGATACATGTGTACAAACATGGATATTGAGAATTGGGTGTATAGCACGGGAGTGTCACGAGGGCGTGGAAGATTCACCCCGAATGCTGATCACATGAGTGGGCTTCAGCGTTATTTGCAGAAGTATGTGATCAAAGAGCACGGTTCACTGGGGACATTTACACCCATAGCGTTACAATTCTGGAAGTAACAAAGTTTTGATGAGCCACCCC